TTAATGCAGAATAACGTATCAGATATTTTATTTACTCCATCTAAAAAAACTTCTTTTCCTAGAGAAAGTGTTCTACCTAATTGTTTCTTTTGTTTCTTATTTAATTTCTTACTGGTGTTCTTCATTTTAGCGTAATTTAGCAACATGTCATCTATAGATCCTGTTCCTATCTTTTTATATATTAGATCTTTTACAATAACATCTGATATAAATCCGTACTTAAAAGAATGTAGTGGATGAGATAAATTACAACCTAACATGTAACTTGGTAAAATCCTGATTTCATTATTATCCTTTAAACCATAAGTTCTAAGAATATTTTGTCTTCCTAGTTCATTAAAAATATAATAGCAAGATGAATTATGACTATAAGAATAATATTCCATTACTCGAGAACTTACAGATTGTAACTCTTGAAATATGTTATCTGAACTAAATTGAGTTATAAAATTATTCATCTTTTTTAAAGGATTATCAAACAATCTTCCTCTTATATTTTGAACACCTACCATTTCAGATATCATTGTACTGTAAGTATCTTTAGTTAAAGAGTTTTTTAAAGAGAAAAATAAAGGACCACAAGTTCCATATCTTACTATTCTATCATAGATTTTACTTATTAAAACATTTTTATTATTTCCCATTTCTTCTTTCATGATTTTTTCACAATCCCTTAGATATACAGAAAATATCTCATTTTTGTCATCAGAATGTACTAGTTGATTAACTTGTTTTAGAGACATACTCAACAATATATCCTTTTTCATGATCTCTTTTCTTGTTCTTTGCTCTAAAACATGTACAAAGGAAGATATATTATGAAATAGACCTTGAGGCCATGATCTTTCATATCTCTTTATTTCTAATATTTGCTTCTTAGTTTCTTTATCTTTAGTTTTCCTATTAGAGGATCTTTTATCTGACTTATTATTTCTATTAGATTTATCTAATTCTTCTCTAGATACTTCTTTTGTTATATTGAACTTTGGTAATTCAATTACAGTCTTGAAATTTAATACCTTAATATTTGATGTTGCTTCTAGACAGATATCTAATATTTTCAATAACTTATCATCTATACCTAATTTCATATCTGAGATCAATTTAGGTAATTTCCTAAATTTTTCGAATATATCTGATCCGGACCACTGAGCCATGTCACCATTCATATAAATTACTAAGTTATCATTGTCAGAAATAAGATTTTTTGTGGTTTCCTTTATCAGACTAATTTTATGAGAAACAGACTTTACTACCATTTCTTCTTTGAGATTTTTGTTTAAAGACTGAAAGAAAGATTGAATATAGTATAGTAAAAACTTTGTGAAAATATGCGTAATCATAATTTCTCTTGATTCTTCAGGTTGTATTTTTCTACCTAAAGTTCCTAATCTGAATAAGTCTATAATACTTAAACTGTTCTCATTTAAATCAGGTTTCTTCTTCTCAGTTATATAGAGTTTTATCAGTCTATTAAATATCTTTATCATATCAAATGTTTCCAAAACCTCACTTAATTGAAGTTTATCTTGCAAATCAATTTCTTTTTTAACCATTTCTTCTACATTAGTTACAGGTTTCAGTATATCTTCTAACAAAACTAAATCTTTGTTCTCACTATATATTGCAGCAATAACTTCTTTGAAAGCATCTCTTAGATCAGATTTGATAGCAGACCTGGACATATTTAAATCTTTTTTATTTTTTGATACTAAGCTCAAAACATCGAAATTTAAGGTTTTTCTTTCGTTTATAAAATCATTCGAAATATTTTCTATGAAATTTCTTTTAATCTCTTTTTCAAATTCAGTGAAAGTTCTCTTAGAAATCAAATCATTATAACATAAATTTAAACCATAAATCAGAGATGAATTTAAGAAAAATGAAGGTCTTTTTTTATCATTATATCTATTGGTAATCTCTGATTTAAATTTGCTCATAAGATCTCTTCTCTCTAGCTCTAACTTGT